TTGCAGTAGATACAACCTCGCTTAAACGTGCTAAATTAGCGATAAATTCCATTTTATCTACATTACCGTTATCCAATAAATCGGCAACCAATTTAATACCTACTTTTTGCGCTTCTTTTTTTGTGAAACTTGCATCATACATTGTTATAAAGTCTTGCGCTCTTAATTCCAAAAATGTTTCTGAATTTGCTCCCATAATTATTTACATTTATTTATTAAATCCTCAATTCTACTTTTTGTACCTGATGCGTTTAATTTTGCTATCTCTAAAAGAATATCTAATTCTTTTAATATTTCTATTTGAAGATTGTAAAAGGCTTCTTCGTGTCCGCTATAATAGGCTTGTGACAATGTATCATACCCTGTAACGGTTTCTGCGTCAACTTCTATTTGGTTAATTGGTGATGTACTATCAAATCTTCCATCTTTCCAGGCATCGTAACTATTCATAATTAATTGATTTTAGTGTAAGCGTTAGTCATTTGTTCGTTATCTGCAAAATAGATGTTTTTAATCTTTTGCATCCAGTCATTAAATTTTTCTTTGTTTTCCATTATGATCTAAATATAAAGTTTAAGATAAAAATGATTGCTAAAATGTAAGCGAATCTAATTTGGTACTCTAATTTTAAAAAGAAGTTTTTCATAGTGTTTTGTTTTATTTTTGTCAAAAATAGTAATAATTTTTAATTACGCAAATAGTTATTTTTTATTTTTTCAAAAGTTGATAATTTCATTTCGTATAGGTCGGTTAAATACGGATTAAGATTTTGTTTTTTAATTCCGCACTTTCTGGAAAACTCGGCTTTTGATAGTCCTGATTTTAAAAATAATTCTTTTAATTTTTTATTCATAGCATTTTGTTTTTAAATTAATTCGTGTTCTTCAATTTCTAATTCATAAGGATGAAATTTTATAAATTCTTCAGCTTCTTTTTTTATTTTAAAAATCCTTATTATATCCTTATTTCCGTAATAACTATTAGGATCTATAACTACATAAACTTTCATAATTTTTTTATTTTAATGATTATAAATGCAAATATAGTAATAATTATTGATTACACAACAAAACATAAAAAAAACCGATTAAATTAATAATCAGTTTTAGTTTCGACCGTGGACACCACAATCCCGTTTAAATTACCTACTCAATTTATGCGCAAATGCTTTAATAATTAAATCAGTCGGTAAATATTTAACAATTAACCTCAACCATCTTCCTGCGTTAGTTGTTGAAGGACTTTCACTATATTTAATAGCTACTTCTTTAAGTGCTAAATCAATCAATTCTTTTTTTTCCATTTTGTTATTTTTTAAAATATATTTGTGATTCTTTTACTCTTCTACGTTCTAAACCTTTTGACTTTTCGCCTCCTGCGTTAACCCATTTTAGAAACTCGTTAGATATTGCTAATTGATTAGGGTCTTTATTTACTAACTTTAATAGTGTGCTATTTTTAAGGTTATTTGCGCCAACATTATAGGCAAAAGATACCAAAGCATTAAATTGATTTTGATTAAGCGGAGAAACAACTAATTTGCTAACCTCTTTTGCAAATGAATCCACAATAACTTTTAACAAATCTAAAGCCTCCTCTTTGGTTATGTTTTTATCCAACATTGTAACCTTTTTACCATCTTTGTAATAGGTATTTCCATAACCTATTGTCGCTTTTTTAGCAGGGCAAAGGTAAGGTTTCAAAGATAAACCCTCAAACTCGGCTATCAATAATAAACAGTCTTTATTTATTTGCATCTTGTATCTCGTTTTTTATTTCTTTTCCAAATATAATCATTTTTTTAAACTCTTTTACGAATCTTTTACCTGTAATTTTATAGAAATTCTCATCTATCGAGTTAAGTTCCAACCATATCAAACCAACGCTTAAAATCTTTGTCAATAATAAAGGTATTCCGATTATCATTTTCACGAATTCGGCTAATAAATTAACCTCTAAAATGTAAATTATTATCAAACAAATGTTATAAGACAAAAATTTTAATACCAATCTTTTTACAAAAGTGGGGCAAAATTGATGGTTTTTAAATGAGTTGATAACTTCTAACATTGCATCCGCTACGATAAATGTTATAACGGTTGCCATTAATGGGTAAATAGGCGCAATAAATGCCAGTGCAATTCCGATAAATGTGATCGGTTCTATTCTTTTTATTGGTAATGTCATAATGCAAAATTTAAAAGCGTTCATATATTATAGGGTTATAAGTAATTAAAGGCAAATCTTTAACCCATTGATATAATTCATTTGTACATTGATTTACTTCTTCAATAGATATAAACCAATTATTATACGCATCTAATACAGGGTTAAAATATTGCAATCCGTCATAAGTATTACCTATTAAAATGTCTTTTTGTTCTTCTGTTATTTTATATACTTCCATAATATTATTTTTTTATACTTGTCTTCCAAGTGTTGTTTGATATGTTTGAACTACTGTGTAAAAATTAGACACATCAGCATCTGATAATCCATCTCCTATAGATGCAAAAGCGCATTGTTTATTTGAGTATTCAATAGGGGTGGTATTATTCGCCCCTAAAAAAAACTTACTATTTGGTTGTATGTTTGGATTGCTTAATGTCAAAGTACTTCCTTTTTGTACTGCATTCATAAATAATTTAGCAGAAGTTTGAGCAGTTCTACTTCCGAGTATCATACCGAGTGTATTTGTATCCGCATTTATTATTAAACTAGAGTTATAATCACCCGCTACAAATGCCTTTCCAGCTCCAGAATAATATTGGTCAATTGCAATCATTTTGGCGGTTCCAAATTCTCCACATCCAAGATCTACTTCTCCGCCAGTTGTTTTTTGCGTTCTTGAATAATGCCCTAAATGGTAATTATTATTAGTTAATGATGTTAATGCGTTTAAAAATGTATCTGCATAAGCACTTCCATTTGGTAAAGCACCAGTACTTGAATGAGTCCAACCTCCAAAAAAACTTAATCGAAAAGCAGCATCTAAATTACGAGGATCTTTTAAATTGTACTGGTGTGTTGTAGCAGTTCCCCCAACCATAGGATAGATAGCTTTCATCTTAGACCATAAACTGTAAGATTTTAAATTTAAAACTAAAGTATTAACCGCACTTTTTTGAGTTGTATCAGTTATTCCAGCAGCTGTAAAAAATGCTTCTGCATCTGTATCATACACAAATACAGTTGTTTTTTTCATCGAACTAATTAAACTATAATACATATTATGCTTCTTGATTTAATCCAACAACATCAAACTTAGTATCTGTATTATTCCAAATAAGACCTAAATACATTGTTTTACTTATTGTTGTTGTTGTTGGTAATGTTATCCCTAACGCTCTATAATTAGTACCAAAAGCAATACTTCGAGCCGTTCCGTTATCTTTGATTCTAATCATTAACGATTGCCCTTCTGTCATTGTTCCTGTTGGATTTGCAATTGTTAAACCTGCAGCTTGAGCCGTAATAGTGACTAAATCATTTAAAGAAGTAGGTGTAACGGTTGCCGAACTTGTAACATTTTGCAATCTTGGAATAATTGATGCTTTTGTGTCTATTTGGGTTTGTATAGAACTCGTAACTCCATCTAAGTAACTAAATTCAGTATTTGAAACGTTACCGCCATCTATTTTAGCTGCATCGATTGCACTCGGTAACATTGCAGCCGTTATAGTTTTATTTTTCCATAACGAAGTGCTATTTTCGTAAATCAATAAATCATTATCTGCAGGACTTGTTAATAATACATTATGAATTTCCGATAATTCAAAACCGTTTTGAACTTTTACTAATATTTCTCCAACTGTTGCGCTAACTCTTGTTACAACTCCGATGTATACTAAATGTGCTGGAGCATAAGGCTTGCTTGCTAAACCATAAATCAGATCTCCATTTGTTCCTAACCATACTGGATCGCCAATTGTAGCAGTAAAAGTATTTAATCCAGTTAGCAATCCATCAGTAACAACATTTACAATAGCGTTAATTGCTCCAGTAGTTTCTAATAATCCTATGGTCTTAGAACTTGTAGATTCACTTGTATTTGAAGCCTTAGAAACTAAGATATTAGTTCCATTTGCTCCACTTACATAAACTGCTTGACCTTTATTTATCGCTACTGATAATTTCACAGTGACTCTGTCAATAGCATTTGTATTAATATCTAATATTCCAGCATTTACTGCATCAACCGTTGGATATTTTATACCAGTTCCGTCAGTAGTTAATGAATTTTGTTTATTTGCTTGAAGTTCTAATCCACTAATACTTGGAATTGTAGGCTTATTTAAAATTTGAGCATCTCCACTCGTAGCGTTCCAATCTGCATTTACATTTACTTCAGCACCATCGGCAATTCCGTCTAATTTAGTTTTTAAAGTGCTTGTAAAATTATTATCTGTATGTACATAATAAGCATCTGATACAAAATTACTATCATTTGTTAAATCACTTGTATTTGTTGGTATATCTTCAGTTGTCGCAATAATATAACTTCCTGTAACTTTACTAGGAAATTCTAAAATAACAGCGTCATCATTTACATTTGTATTTTTTAAATTGCTTTCAAAACTTCCATTATTTAAACCTAATTCGCCTGTATTACCTAAAAATGCATAAGTACCAGTAACATTATTTTCAGTTCCTATGTCAGTAGGCGAAATTTGGCTATAATTGGATGTTAAATTACCTACTATTACAGTATTAGTTGTAGTATTTCCATTAGTTGTAACACTTTGTAAATCTTGTGAACCAATTATTTGTAACTCCCAAACAGAATCAATAATTGTGTTATCAGTACAAATGTATAAATCCCCATTATCTAATATCCAACGTGAACCAACAATAAAACCTTTTGTCACATCGTCATAAATACTAGGTGTAGTATTAAAATTGTGGCTAACTTCCCTTATTGTAGTTCCACCATCATTCATTACATATAAACGACCAGCTTCCCACTTCAATTCGTAACCTACAGAGCAAATTTGAGAGATACCTTTTGCACCACCGTAACCTGCATCTATTGTGCCTTTTCTTAATGTTGATGCGTTATCTAATAACACCCCAACACCTGCGGAAAATTCAATATTATTATCTGTTGTATTGCCTATATCGGTAACAGCTTGTAAACTTGAAGCACCTGATGCAATTCCGTATAATTCGGTAAAATTTGCATTTGCTTTTTGTTGCGATGCTCTTAAAGTATCGCCTGTTCCGTCATTTGCCGATGCTCCTACGTTCACTATTTGTTGTGCCATTCTTTTTAAGATATATTTCTAATTTTTCAATAGTTTTTTTAGCCTCACGCTCTTTTTTACCAATATCCAAAGTCGGTGTCGTTGTCATTGTCGCTTTTATTTCGCTTATTTGTATAGTTCATTCCAGCAAAATACCAATTTCCTTGTCCTTGTTTTCTTGCAGGTGTAACAGTTCCAGAAATGTATGTATAAT